CAGTGAGTGTGTACTTACTGATGACTTAAAGAAAACCTTTCAGACTTTTGTAGATGAAGGACATATTCCAAATCTACTATTGTCTGGAGGCCCAGGCGTTGGTAAGACTACCGTTGCAAAAGCAATGCTGTCTGAACTCGGCGCTACCTATATGATGATAAACGGTTCTGAAGAATCGGGTATTGATGTACTGCGAAACAAGATTAAGAACTTTGCTTCTACTGTCTCTATGGACGGTAATCGTAAGTTTGTAATATTGGATGAGGCAGACTATCTCAATCCACAATCTACACAGCCTGCGTTGCGTGGATTTATTGAGGAGTTCCATAAGAACTGTGGATTCATTCTAACCTGTAACTTCAAGAACCGAATCATTGACCCACTTCACAGTAGATGTTCTGTTGTGGAGTTTCGTATCCCATCCTCTGAAAAACCTAAACTTGCTGGTGAGTTCTTTCATCGTGTACAAGATGTTCTTAAAACAGAACAAGTACAGTTTGAACCAAAGGCAGTTGCTGGTATCGTAGAGAAACACTTCCCTGATTGGAGAAGAGTTCTAAACGAACTGCAAAGGTATTCTGCATCTGGTATGATTGATGCTGGTATCCTTGTCAATCTGTCTGAAACGAATATGAGAGACTTGACTAAGTTCCTCAAAGAGCAAGACTTCAAGTCTATTCGTAAATGGATTGCTAACAATCTGGACAATGACCCATCTCGTGTATATCGTAATATCTATGATACACTTTATGATGAGGTTCAACCACAAACTGTTCCCCATCTTGTTCTTGCAACAGCAGACTATTCTTACAAGTCAGCCTTTGTTGCAGACCAAGAAATCAATATGCTTGCATATATGGTTGAGATTATGTCTCAGGTGAACTTCAAATGAGTGGGTACGAACTAAAGCATTATCTTAAATCTCTCAACGAAACAAAGGAGAATCTGATGGAATCAGATGACCCTATGTGGGAGAAGAAGTACTCACCATTCATCATTAACAAGTGTCTTGCACCATTCAATGATACAATCATGCTTGTTAATGAGATGAATCAACGTCACCACCTACCATCAAAACTACAGTATGAGTTTTTACTAAATACTATTAGGTCAAAGAAACGGTATGCTCCTTGGGTAAAAGGAGACAAGTTGAAAGATTTAGAGTATGTAAAAGAGTACTTTGGTTATAGTAATGAAAAAGCAAAAGCCGCTCTGCGAATACTTGATAATGAACAGATAAAGACTATCAAAGATAGTTTGAATAAAGGTGGAAGACAATGAATGAAATTGAATGGCGTCCAGAAGAGATGCTGGAAGTAAAACTAAAAGAACCTGATGACTTCCTAAAGGTTCGTGAGACACTATCAAGAATTGGTGTCGCTTCTCGTAAAGAGAAAAAGTTATATCAGTCCTGTCATATCCTACACAAACAAGGTAGATATTACATCGTACACTTCAAAGAGTTATTTGCTTTGGACGGTAAGGACACAAACTTAAATGAGAATGATGTATCTCGTAGAAACTCCATTGCTTCACTATTAGGTGATTGGGGATTGATTGAAATCGTTGGAAGTGCAGAGCCAAAAGCACCCCTGTCACAAATCAAAGTGATTGCATTCAAAGAAAAGAATGAATGGATTTTAGAGACAAAGTACAACATTGGTAAGAAGAGAGAAGACTAGTGACACAATCCTTTTCAAATTTCATTACAGAAGAAGAGAAAGAGCAGAAGTACAAACTTCTTATCCTATCACACGATGACCCACTAGACCCTAACGAAACTGGGCCTATGATTCGTAAGACTGCAAAGTCTATGGGTATTGATTGTTTTCTTGCAGAGTTCTCTGGTTCTTATATGGAATCTGATGGAGATAGTAAGTTAGTATATTCTTTCCCTGTTGAAGATACAGGACGGGCAGAACTTCCTACGATGAAGTCAGATGCTAAGTATGACAAACCATTTAAGATTAATCCAAAAGATACTCTTGTAATGGCAAGAGGTTTGGGTTCTACAGTAAAACTTGGAAACCGCTCTTGGTGGGTGACAATTAATAATCTAGAAAATGAAGGTTATACAGTAATTAACTCTACAAGATGTCACGATGTCTGTGGAGATAAATGGTTTAACCAAATGGTATTCCAACAAGAAGATTTTAATACACCAATTACAGTATTGGTGAGACACGCAGAAGGGGCTGCAGATGCGGCAGAGAAACTCGGAAACAAGTTCCCTATGATTCTAAAAACATCTACTGGTTCTAGAGGCGTTGGTGTTATGTGGATTGAGAGTTTAAAGTCTCTTCACAGTGTTATCCAACTACTATACAGAGAAGATGAATATGTAGATATCATTCTACAGGAATATATTAAGACCGATTACGATGTAAGAGTTATCGTTGTTGCTGGAAAAGTATTGGGTGCAATGAAACGCCCTGTTATCAGTGATGACTTTAGAAGTAATGTATCCCAAGGTTCTGAACCAGAGATACATGAGTTGACTGAATTGGAGATAAGTGAATCAATTCGGGCAGCAAAAGCAGTGGATGGAATGATTGTCGGTGTTGACTTCATTCCTGCCAAAAACAGAGATAAGGATAAACCGTATTTCATTGAAGTGAACTCAACCCCTGGCTTGATGGGTATCGAAGCAGTCTATAAAGATGCTGCATCTAAACCTCTTATCAAAGACCAGAAGAGAAGTATCTCAAAGGAGATATTGTCTATCTTTATGAACAGAGAAAACTGGAGTATATAATGACAACACTACTAGACGCCATAAGACTACATAACGAAGGTAAGATTGCACTACACAAAGCTAATGTTGCAGTCTACATGAAGAACCCTGCTGGTATCGGAGAACACTCAGATATCGCAGAAGCAGTAGAATCAGAACTGACAAAGATTGCTGATGCACAAGACATTATTGATATGATTGATAAGCATTTTTCATCACAGGAACAAATGACTCTTTTCTCTTGACATTACCCCTAATTAGTGGTATATTTACATAATGAACTTCTACACACATATCGCCCAGTGGGGCAATCAATTACTTGTTCGTGCCGTAAAGAATGGTGTTCGTTCTAACTTCAAGGTTAAGTACGAACCCACTCTCTATGTGCCGTGCAAAGGTGAAACTGGATACAAAACTCTAGAGGGGCAGAACGTAAATCCTATGCCCTTCCTTTCTATCAAGGAGGCAAAAGAGTTTGTATCACAGTACGAAAGTCAACCACACCTAGTGTATGGTATGACACAGTTTCCTTACACCTATCTATCAGAAACTTATCCAAACCAGATTGAGTTCGATTCTAAGCAACTCAAGATTATCACTATTGATATTGAGGTTGAGTGTGAGAACGGTTTCCCTCATGCAGACCAAGCAGCAGAACCAATGTTGTCTATCACGGTCAAAGACCATCAGAAAGATACAATCACTGTTTGGGGTTTGCACGATTACCATACTGATAGAGATGATGTAGAGTATATCAAATGTCCAACTGAACGTGAACTTCTTGCCCGTTTCTTAAACTGGTGGGAGAATGACCACCCAGATATTATCACTGGTTGGAATACTGAGTTCTTTGATTTACCATATATCTGTAACCGTATCAATTCTCAAATGGGTGAAGAGGCTATGAAACGTCTGTCACCTTGGGGTATTGTAAGTGCTAAGATGGTAAACTCTGGTTTCGGACGTAAAGACCAAGTGTATGAAATCCTTGGTGTGTCTAACCTAGACTATCTACAACTCTACAAGAAGTTTACTTATTCTAATCAAGAATCATATCGTCTTGACCATATTGCTTTTGTTGAACTAGGCGAACGCAAAGATGATAATCCATACGATACATTTCGTGAGTGGTATACTAAAGACTATCAGTCTTTCATTGACTACAACATCATGGACGTTGAGTTGGTGGACAAAATTGATTCTAAGATGAAACTCATCGACTTGCTTCTGACTATGACCTATGAGGCAAAGGTAAATATGTCTGATGCATTTACGTCTGTTAAGTATTGGGATGTACTAATCTACAACCATCTTCTCAAACGTAAGATTATTATTCCTCAAAAGACTAGGAGTGAAAGCAAGAACGAGAAGTATGTGGGTGCATATGTGAAAGACCCACAAGTCGGTCAGCACAAATGGGTTATGTCTTTTGACTTGAACTCTCTGTATCCTCATCTGATTATGCAGTACAACATCTCACCAGAAATGTTGCTCCCCAAAACTATGGGGTTTGACAAGGACAAGTCTGTTGATGAGTTGTTGGAAAAGAAACATGACCTGTCACCACTCAAAGGTGCAAATGTAACTTGTACACCTAATGGTGCATTGTTCAGAACGAAGGAACAAGGCTTTCTTCCACAGATGATGCAAGAGATGTACAATGACCGTACCATCTACAAGAAAAAGATGTTGACGGCAAAACAACAATATGAAGATACCAAAGACCCCAAGTATCTAAACGATGTCAGTCGTTATCATAACATCCAGATGGCGAGAAAGATTTCATTGAACTCTGCTTATGGTGCGATTGGTAATGAGTGGTTTCGTTATTATGACTTGAGGATTGCTGAAGGTATTACAACCTCTGGTCAGTTATCTATTCGGTGGATTGAACAAGCACTGAATGGGTATCTGAACAAGTTGCTAAATAGTACAGGAGTAGACTATGTTATTGCGTCAGATACGGATTCAGTATACATTAGGTTTGACGAACTTATTAATAAAGTGCTTAAAGAACGAGAAGGAGAGTCGGAGGCTTCGTATCGTGGGCGGGCCGTGGACTTCCTTGACACAGTGGCTCAAGAGAAGATTGAACCTTTTATTGATTCGTGTTATCAGTCTCTTGCTGAGTATGTAAATGCATTCGACCAAAAGATGCAGATGGCACGAGAGGTTATTGCAGACAAGGGTATCTGGACAGCAAAGAAACGATACATCCTAAACGCATGGGATGTGGAAGGTGTTCGTTACCATGACCCTCAACTCAAGATTATGGGTATTGAGGCAGTCAAGTCTAGTACGCCTGCACCTTGTCGTGAGAAGATTAAAGAATGTCTAAAGATTATCATGCAGGGCAATGAGAAGGATGTGAACAACTTTATCCAAGAATTTCGTGAAGAGTTTATGAAGTTGTCACCAGAAGAGATTGGATTCCCTCGTTCTGTGAATGGTATTGAGAAGTGGAGTAGTGGTTCTAACATCTTCCAATCTGGAACACCTATGCATTGTAAAGGTGCTATCCTATACAACCACTTTGTCAAGAAACAGAAGTTGACTGGCAAGTACCCACTCATTCAGAATGGTGAGAAAATCAAGTTTCTGAATATGAGAACACCCAACCCAATGCAGTCGAATGTTATTTCTTTTATGACAAAGTTGCCAAAAGAACTTGACATTCACAAGTATTTGGACTATGATAAGCAGTTCGATAAGGCATTCGTTGAACCACTGACATTCATTATGAATCAGATTGGTTGGAACATTGACCGTTCTTATGGAACACAAACTACACTTGAGGATTTCTTTGGATGATATTAGATAAGCAGGATTCAATATATGCCGCTACAAAGTTGATGAACTACTTCAAAGACTTTGGACGGATTGACGATTACTTTCGTGCTCGTAAGATTGAACGTGTAAAGAACATTCCTGCTTCACTTCCAGGCATGGGCTTGGAAGATGATATGTTTCAGTCTTATGATATGCATCCACAAGATATGAACTTTGCAATCGTGCAAGTTCCAGCAATAACATTTGATACAATGCTTGAAAAGGTTGCATCATTCTCGCCAGACAATGCGCCAGGCAAAGAGATGAAACTAGTTGTTAAGGAAACAACTACAAATACTGTGGTAGGATTTATCAAACTAGGTTCGCCTCTAATCAACTCTAAACCTCGTAATGATTACTTGGGTGGTGTGCCTGACTTAGATATATTCAACAAACGTGCTATTATGGGTTTCAACATTGTTCCTGTACAACCGTTTGGATACAACTATCTTGGTGGTAAACTGATGGCTGCAATCTGTAACTCTCATGCAGTTCGTAGAATGCTAGACAAGAAGTATGACACTGAGTTTTGTTTATTTGAGACAACGAGTTTATATGGAAATCTAAAAGGAGCTTCTATGTATGATGGGATGCGTCCATATCTAAGATACAAAGGTGATACTCAATCTAAGTTTCTATTGACACTTGGAGAAGAAATTTATTTTGAGATGCGTGATTGGTTTACTGAAAAGAATGGCGGTGAAGACTTGATACATAAAGGTGCATCATCTCGTAAACTGAAGATGCAAACTAAGATGGTAGGTGTTATCAAAGCAAGTCTAAAGGAACACGATACAAAGGCATATGAATTGTTTACTACTGCTATGGAAAAAGCTGGTGGAGTAACAACTCAGAAAAGATTCTACATGGGTGAGTATGGATACTCTAATGCAAAAGAAGTTTTACTTGGTAAAGAACAGGTATTGACAAAGGCAGAAAACTATGATAGATTTGAACTTGATAATATCGTTACATGGTGGAAAAAGAATGCCACTAAACGATATAACAAGATGATTGCAGAAGGCAAGGTTCGTACAGAACTAGAAGTCTGGAATCAAGATACTATGAATAAAATTGACATTATTCGATAAAAAGTACTTGACTTGTTATGATAACTATGGTATATTATAAAGACAATAGAGAAAGAGGTTAGTTATGAAAAAGGTTGTTCCATTCCACAAATCAAAACGTCAATACATTGATGGTGGTGTAATTTATCTAGAGGGCGGTATTTATTGGGTTGATATTGAGGATATGAATGATAATCCACTCAATACAAAACTATATTCAAATGTTACTGCTGAAGATGCAAAGGTTGTAGAATTTGCAGAGATTGGCAATGAAGAAGTTGCGAAAGGTAATCCAGCAAATTTAGTTGCAGTTCAAGTTCATAAAGATGGATTGATTGCATCTGGACATACTAGAAAACGAATGGGAAAGATGATGGGTGCGACTCGCTTAAAAGCAGAGTATACCACCGAAACATATCCTACTGAAGAAAGTCCTTACGATAATGTTACGAACTTATTGAAAACTAATACATATC